CCAGTTGACACGTGACGTAACCGTGTGGCCCAATAGGCGCACTGTCAAGAATTGCCTTCGGCAAAAGGCCGCAACCCACAAAGTTCGCGGCCTTTTTCGTGGTAAGATCAAGGCATGGACGGAATGCGCAGGCTTTAAGCGTAGCCGAATGTGCCTCGGAGGGGATAAGCGGGACGCACACCCGAACCCCTGAGCCGGAGATAAGCCCCCCGGCCCGTCCATGCAAGAGTGCAGCGAGCAGGATGCGAACCCTGCTTATCCGTAACCGCTGCATTTGCTCCAGCGATGCCGACGTAGGGCGTTAGCTGGAACCCGACCCCGCCCTAACCGGCGGGGTTTTTCGTTTCTGCCCGTCTCCCCTGATCCCAGACCAACTCTCGCGCGCAGCTGGCCGCGGGGGACGGGCACCCATTGCCAACCCACAGAGGCACCCATGCGGCAGATTGACGGCATTGTTGTCCACTGCAGCGCCACGCCAGCCGGCAAGCCGTTCCGTGCTGCCGACATTGATCGCTGGCACAGGGAGAAGGGCTGGGACGGCATCGGCTACCACTTCGTGATCCCGCTGGACGGAAGCATCGAGCCGGGCCGGGACCTGGCCAGCGCCGGCGCCCACGTCTCAGGCCACAACGCCCGCACCATCGGCGTCTGCTACATCGGCGGCATGAACGCCCAGAACACCGCAGCGGCCAACACGCTCAACGCCGAGCAGGCCGACGCGCTGGAGCTGCTGCTTCGGGGACTGCGCGCGAAGTGGCCCAAGGCCACGATCCGCGGCCACCGGGATTACCCGAAGGTCGCCAAGGCATGTCCGAGCTTCGAGGTCCAGGCCTGGTGCACAGCACGGGGGCTCGACGCCAGATGAGCGATCCCGTGAGCATCACCAAGCTGGGTATCGGGGTGATCACCGCCTCCGCCGCAGTCCCGGCCGCCGTGGAAGCCATCGAGCGCACCGAGCGCCTGGTCCTCGGCGTCCCGGAGTCGGTGCTGCTGGTCGCCATCGTCGGCACGCTGATCGGCGTGCTGCTGCTGCCGGAGAAAGACACCGACCGCATCACGCCCGACACGAACCTGGTCGGGCGGTTCGCACGGGTGCGGCAGATGACCATCCGGGTCCTGGCGCTGGGCGGCGTGCTGCTCGCCTATGCCTTCGTCGCCGCCTGGCTGATCACGCTGGCCCCGCTCTGGTTTGAATCCATGGCTGGCGCGCCGCAGCTGCCGCTGGCGGGGATCTCCGGCGTGCTGGTCCGCAAGCTGCTCCCGAACTACGTGCGCCTGGTCGAACGCGTGACCGGCGCCATCGGAGGCAAAGCCCAATGAGGGAGATACTGCAAATCGTGTGGGGCGCCATCGTCGCTGCGGTGACGTTCGTTGTTGGCGCGCTGCGTGACTTCTTCGTCTGGCTCAGGAAGCCCGGCAACAAGATCAAGTTCGCGTGCGCCGTGCTGGCCTTCATCACCGCCATTGCAGCGATGCGTGCCTATGAGGCCGAGCAGCAGATTGTGCTGGTCACTGCGGCATGCGATGAGGCGAAGGGCGACCTCACCGAGACCATCGGCGCCCGCGACCTGACCATCGCCCAGAAGAATCAGGCCCTGGGTGACATTGAGCGGACCCTCAACGCGGAGGCTGCGAAGCTCCGCGAGCTGCAGCTGCAGAACGTGGCGCTGGCCGCCGAGAACGAGCGCAAGGCACTCGCGGCGGAAGTGTCGGCCGAGGCGTTCCGGCGCGAATTCAACCGGAAGCCTGCGACCTGCAGCGCGGCCCTCGAGGCAATGGAGGCGGCATGTCCCACCCTGCGCGACTACTGATCCTGGCGGCACTGCTGCTGTGCTTGACGGCCTGCCCCGGCAACGTGCGCAAGCCTGGGCCTGAGACTATCGAGCGCGTGATCAGCGTGCCGACCAAGGTCTACGTGCCGATCGATCCGAAGTACACGAAGCGCGCACTGATCGCTGAAGGCCCATTGCGCCAGGCGCCGCAGGTGGCTCGGGATCGCAAGAAAGCGCTGGAGATCTGCTACGGCCAGCTGGAGACGATCGAGCAGATCCAGGGCACGCCCGTGCTGGACAGTAGAGCGGACTGATGGGACGCCCAAGCAGCTACACCGAAGCAGTGGGCGACCTCATCTGTGAGCGCATCGCCAATGGGGAATCCCTGCGGGCCATCTGCCGTGATGAGGAGATGCCAGCGCTTTCGACTGTGTTCCGGTGGCTGTCACTAGATGCCAGCTTCTCGGAGCAATACGCCCGCGCACGCGAGGAGCAGGCCGACACCTACGCCGACGAGATCGTGGCCATTTCCGATGAAGAGGCGACGACTGTGAAAGTGGACGATGAGGACGTGCGGGTGGTGTTCGACGCCACGGCCGTCGCACGGAACCGTCTGCGTGTCGATGCCCGGAAGTGGGTTGCCTCCAAGCTCAAGCCCAAGAAGTACGGCGAGCGCCAAGTCCTAGCCGGCGACCCGGAAGCGCCATTGCGCGGCCTGACGGACGAGGAGCTGGAGACCAAGCTGGCGGCGAAGCTGGAGCAGCTGGGGATTGCTGGGCCGTGATATTCAACCTGGCGACGCTGCACCTTGGCGACGTGCTGATGGCGATGCCGGCCATGCGCGCAGGCGACAGCGTTGTGGCGCGCCCGCAGCATCGTGTGCCTGGCTTGCCAGTGGACTGGCTTGATTCGGGTAACGGGCTGCACGCCCAGCACCGCCCTGACCAGCATGTGACCGGGGCCTGGCTTGAGCTTGCCGACCGCGAGCCGGTGCGGCATCGGTTGCTTCCAGAAGTCGATCGCACGCTGACGGTGATCGCGCCTGACGTGGCTGCTCCGGAAAAGCAATGGGACAAGTGGGAGGCACTTCAGATGGAGCTGGAGCTGCCCCATGCCGTTCGGGTGGGCGCTTCACTCGGGCGGGAGGCGTGGATGGCGCTGCTCAATCGTGCGCATACCGTCATCTGCCCGGACACCGGCACGGCGCACATGGCCGACGCGCTTGCCGTGCCGAAGGTGATCGTGCTGCACGGCATGGGCGAGACTCACTTCAACACCTACGCGCCATTCTGGAATCGCGACCACTGCATCGTGCGCGACTCAATGGGCGATATTTCGGTGAATCACGTTATGGAGGCGCTGCGTGGCTAACCTGCTGCTGAACCCTGCGGGCTTGGCCGATTTCAATGGCGTGAGTCCGCCGTCGTATTGGAACGGAACGACGTACACGCTCGTCGGCTCCTTGGCATCTTTCAGATTGACGCCGAACTCGGCGCCAGCCTCTGGCGATATTTTTGCCGGTGTCGCGACTTTCACGAACTCATCTTTTGGGAGTCCTGTTGCCGGCTTCTTGAACATTATGAGCGGCGCGACTGTGCTGGGCTCCGTAAGCCTGGCCTTGGGCGGAACCACCACATTCAGCCTTGCGGCGGGTGGCGCGACTGCGCTGATCCTGACTAATTCAGCCAGCGGGGACATCCCGGTGGGGTACTACCAACTCGCACTTTCGATAACTCCCGCGGCGCCACCGCCCGCATCGCCGGGATGCGATGAAATTGGGCGTGTCACCCGTGCCTACGTCTCTGCTTACCAGCGCGATCGCGTTCACCGCTCCCGCGTGGTTCGTGGCGAGAAGCGATGCCTGGTGGCGAACTTCAATGGCGCGATCCCGGCAGCCCGCAGCATCGTGTCGGCGACTTGGCGCGTTCAGCAGGGCCAGACCGTTTTCATGGAAAGCGCCAAGGTTGCCACGCGCGAATCCTCGGTGGTGATTACTGCCGGCTTTGGTCATGAGGCTGCGGTGAAGTGCCAGGTCACGCTCGATAACGGGGAGGTCTACAACCAACTGTTCGTCGTTTCTGTGCAGGACTCGCCGTGGTTTCAGGGTGAGGTCACGCCGAGTCCGACCGGGCCGTATGAGCTGACTGTCACGGTATGACTTTGGCAATGGCGCCCCCCGAGAAGCGCGAGTTGCTGGCGCTGCTGGAGGAGCGCGAGCGGCGCAAGCGCACCAACCGGCTGGCCGACTACAAGCCGTATCCGAAGCAGCTGGAGTTCCATGCGCTGACCACGCGCGAGTCTGCGCTGATCGCCGCGAATCAGGTAGGCAAAACCTACGGCGAAGCCTACGAAATGGCGATGCACCTGACCGGGCGGTATCCCGACTGGTGGGTAGGCAACCGCTGGAACCAGCCGATCGTGTGCATCGTGGGCAGCAAGTCGGGCCAGCTGCTGCGTGACGGCGCCCAGCGCGTGCTGTGCGGCCGTCCAGGCGAGTGGGGGACAGGATCCATCCCTCAAGCTGACATCGTGGGGACGCCGAAACGGGCTATGGGAACGCCTGACCTGCTGGATTCGGTGACGGTTCGCCACGTCGGCGGCTGGCTCAACCGTGTGAACCTCAAGACCTATGACCAGGGCCGCGAGCGGTGGCAGGCTGAAACGGTGCATGAGATATGGCTGGATGAGGAGCCGCCCGAGGATGTCTATTTCGAGGCGCTGACACGAACCAACGCGACCGGCGGCCACGTCAAGCTGACGCTCACCCCGCTGCTGGGCATGTCCACCGTCGTGCGTCGCTTTTTGATGGAGCCGAGCGAGGATCGCGCCGTGGTCACGATGACGATCGACGACGCCCTGCACTACAGCGAGGAGGACCGCGCCAAGATCATCGCCAGCTACCCACCGCACGAGATGGAGGCCCGCGCCAAAGGTATCCCGACGCTGGGAAGTGGTCGTGCGTTCCCAGTGTCAGATTCCGACATCGAGTGGATCGCCGACACTATCCCGCCGCACTGGCCGGAGATCATCGGCATCGACTTCGGGTGGGATCATCCCACCGCGGCGGCTCGGCTGGCTTGGGATCGGGACGCTGACTGCGTATATGTGACCGCGGCTTACCGCAAGCGGCAGGAGGGCGTCGTGGTGCATGCCGCGGCGATCCGCGCATGGGGCGCCGAGATTCCAGTGGCATGGCCGCATGACGGCCTGCAGCACGACAAGGGCTCAGGCGAGCAGCTGGCGGCGCAGTACAAGGCGCAGGGCCTGAACATGCTGCCCGAACGCGCCATGTTCCCTGATGGCGGCAATGGGGTCGAGGCTGGCGTGTCCGAGATGCTTGAGCGCATGCAGACCGGCCGCCTGAAGGTTGCCACGCACTTGGTCGAGGTGTTCGAGGAAATCCGGCTGTACCACCGCGAGAACGGCCGGCTGATCAAGGAAATGGACGACCTCATCAGCGCCATACGCTATGGAATGATGATGCTGCGTCACGCCAAGGTGGCGGGCAAAGCCAAGCGCAAATCCCTCACCTTCACTTCCGAGTTCCACTGATGCCCGAGATCAAGCCCGACAGCCCCGAGTACGCCCAAAAGCGGGCGGGCGTGTCCAAGGATGATCTGCACAAGGAGATGATGGCGCGGCACGCCGAGTGCTCGGACTACTGGCGCGCCGAGTACGAGCTGGCCGAGGCGGACATGGAGTTCGCCTTCATGCCCGACAAGCAGTGGGACGACTGGATGACCAAGACCCGCGAGGGTCGTCCCATGTACACCGTCAACAAGCTCCGCCAGGCGATGAAGCAGATCACCAACGATCAGCGCCAGAACCGGCCGCAGGCGAAGGTACGAGCCGAGGAGGACGGTGACGCGGAGCTGGCCGAGGTTAGGCAGGGCTTGATCCGCAATATCGACAGCAAGCTGGACGCGCAGCGCGCCGTGGACACTGCGTTTCAGTTCGCGGTCGGCGGCGGCTATGGCGTGTGGCGCCTGACGACCAGCTACCAGGACGACGGCGGGTTCGATCAGGTCATCCAGCGCGAGGAGATTGCCAATCCCTATGCGGTCAAATTCGACCCGGCCGCCCGCAAAAAGGATCGCCGCGACGCGCGCTATGCTTTTGTGGACAGCCGCTGGGCCCGTACTGCGTTCCGCGCGCGTTGGCCTGACGCCAAACTGGTGTCGGTGGACGGGATCAATGACGCCAACAACCTGTGGTGGGACGAGCACGAAGTGACCGTCTCGGAATACTGGTACAAGACCACCGAGAGCGTCGAGATCGTGCTGATGTCCGACGGCTCGGTGTACAAGGCCGATGAAATCGCCAGCGTGAAGGACGAGCTGCGGGCCAGTGGCGTTACCGAGCAGCGACGCCGCTGGCACGACCGCGAGAAGGTCTGGCATAGCATCGTGTCGGGCGCTGAGATACTGGAGGGCCCAAACGAGTGGGCCGGCCGCTTCATCCCGCTGATACCGGTGTGGGGTGAGCTGCTGCAACTGAAGGACAAGGAGCGATTCTTCGGCGCGGTGCGCTTCGCCAAGGATCCCCAGCGCATGTACAACTACGAGCGCAGCACGTTCATTGAGGTGCTGGCGGATCAGCCGTACAGCCCATTCATGGCTGACATCGCGAGCGTGGAGGGCTTGGAATCTCAGTACAGCAGCATGCGGACCAAGAAGCCGCCCGTCCTTTTCTACAACGGCGACCCGAACAAGCCCAACAACGGCAAGCCCAGTCGCGAGGCGCCGCCAGCGTTCCCTGCGGCGCTGGCTAATGCCGCCTCTATCTCCGGCGACGACATCAAGGCCGCCACCGGTATTTACGATGCCAGCTTGGGCGCGCGATCGAACGAGACCAGTGGCAAGGCCATCATTGCGCGGCAGCGCGAGGGTGACATTGCCAACTTCGATTACATCGACAACCTTGCCTACTCGCTGAAATACGACTTCGAGGTGATGAATGACCTGATCACCGCGGTGTACGACACCGAGCGCCAGGTGCGGATCATCGGCGAGGACGGGGCCGAAAAGGTCGTGCGGATCAACAAGCGCATTCGCGACGAACAGACCAACGAAATCGTCACGCTAAACAGCATGGACCAGGGCCGCTACGACATCAGCGCCACGGTCGGCCCGAGCTACACCACCCAGCGCATGGAAGCGGCCGAGGCCATGATGCAGCTGGCCAATGACCCGTCGCCTATCGGCATGGTCGCCAAATACGGCTTCATCAAGAGCCTCGACGCGCCGGGCTTGGAGGACGTGCGCAAAGCGGCGCGAAAGATCCTCGTGGATCAGGGCCTGCTGGAACCAGCGGAGGACGAACAGCCGCCGGGTCCGCCTCCACCCAACCCCAAAGACGTGGCCGGCGCCGAGAAAGACGCCGCGATGGCCGCCAAGTACGGCGCCGAGGCCGAGCAGACGCAACTGGAGAACATTGGGCTGGCCGCATCGCTTGGCTTGGCAGGGCCGCCGGCGATGCCGCAGCAGATGCCCCCGCCCGGAATGGGCGCACCTCCCGCAATCGGGCCGCCCGGCCCGCCAATGAACCAACCGCCGCCGCAAGGCGGTTTTTTTATGCCCGACGCAATGGGCCAACCGCCGCAAGGCACCGCACCGGACGGCTTTCCGGGCATGCCCACATAGGGCATATCGCCAAAGGCGCCAACCATGAGTGACGTAGAGAAGCCGCAGCCGGTGGACAACTCCCACCGCGATGCGGGTATTGCCGCGCGTGAAGCCAAGCAGGAAACCAAGATCGATCAGGTAGCCCAGAAGGCTGCAGAGAAGGTCGAGGAACACCAGGAGGCCGAGACGCAGAACGATGCCGGGGATACGGCGGCCCAGGACCAAGATGCAACGGGCGCGCAGGGCAGAAACAAGAAGCCCGGCGTGCACCAGCGCATCGACGAGTTGACGAAGGAAAAGCACGACGCCCGTCGTGCCGCAGAAGATGCCCAACGCGAGCGGGATCACTGGCGCCAACAGGCAGAGCAGGCATTGCGCCTGCAGCAGCCCAAGGAGTCAGCCCCGCCCGCGCAGGCAGCAAAACCGGGAGACGAGGAACCCACGCTGGAGTCGTGCGATTTCGACCAGGCTAAGTTCCAGCGCGAGTGGTACCAGTACCAGCGCACCCAGGAAAAGAGGCAGGAAGCAGAGCAGGAGCGCAGCCGCAAGCTCGCAGAAAAGGAACAGGCTTTCCGGGCCAAGTTCCCCGACTACGACACGGTGGCACGAAACCCCGCACTGCCGATCACCCAGCAAGTCGCCGAGGTCATCCTCGACACCGACGACCCGCCGGCCATCGCCTACTACCTGGGCCAGAACCCGACCGAAGCTGCCGCCATCGCACAGATGACGCCTCACCAGATCGGCCGAGCCATTGGTCGCATCGAGGCAAAGCTGAGCGCACCCCCGGCGACCGAAGCGCCCCGTCAGCCCGAACCCAAAACCGTGACCAACGCTCCTGCGCCCGTCACGACCCTCTCTGGCTCTCCCGCCGTCAAGAAGTCGCTGGACGACCTGTCCATGCGCGAGTACGCCGCGGAACGCCGGAAGGAACGACTGGCCAAGGGCCTCGCCCCCTAATCCTTCGAGGACACTCAAGTGGCAAACACCTTTCTCACCACTACCCAAATCACCCGTGAAATCCTCACGGTGCTACGCCAGAAGTTGACCTTCCTGAAGAAGATCAACATGGAGTACAAGGACGACTTCGCCATCAACGGCGCAAAGAAGGGCGATACCGTCAACATCCGCGTGCCGACCCGCGGCAAGGTCCGTCAGGGTCGTATCATGGACGCGGGCGACATGAACGATCGGACTACGCCGCTCACCATCAGCGACCAGACCGGCGTGGATCTCGTCTGGAACAGCTCCGACATGGCGCTGAAGATCGACGACTTCCGCGAGCGCTATCTGGAGCAGCGCATTGCCGACATGGCGTCGGGCATTGAGATGGCAGTGCTGCAGCGCGCCCTGCCGTTCGCGTCCGGCTTCGTGCCCAGCGTCGAGGGCTATCTGAGCTTAAAGTATGCCTTACTGGCCAACAAGCAGCTCACCGACAATCTGGCCCCCACCAAGCGATTCATGATGACCAACACCAGCGGTACGGTGCAAGTCGTAGATCAGCTGAAGGGCTTCTTCAACGCACAGGATCGCTTGGCAGCGCAGTATGAAGATGGCCTGATGGCTCGCGCGGCAGGCTTCGACTGGTTCGAGACGACCAATCTGCCCACCCAGGCGATCGGTACGGCGACCTCGGGGTACTTGATCAACGGCGTGGGCGTCAATGGCACCAGCATTGCCATCGACGGCGGCACCGGCACGATCTTGGCGGGCCAGCACATCAGCTTCGTCAACGTGTTCAAGGTCAACGGCGCAACCAAAGTGTCCACCGGTGAACTGGCCACGTTCGTGGTCACTGCGAACTACGCCGGCGGCGCGGGCAACCTCCAGATCAGCCCTGCCTTGACCTTGACCGGGCCGGAGCAGAACGTCACGGCATTGCCGGCGGATAACTCCGCTGTCAACATCCTGGGCGACTCCTTTCTGAACGGTGTGAACCTGGCGTTCGCCAAGGATTTCCTCACCTTCGCTACCGTTGACCTCCCGCTGCCGGACAACAAAGACGCCTCTCGGATGGTGTTCGACGGCCTCAGCCTTCGCATGATCCGCGACTACGACACGATCAATGATCAGTTCCTGAATCGTATTGACGTGCTGTGGGGCTCGGCGGTCCTGCGCCCAGAGTTCGGCGTGGTCGTGGCGAACAGCCTGGGCGCATTCCTTTAATCCCATTTCTTTAATTCGGAGACCATCACCATGCCACTTGCTACTGACACCCAAGCCGCCGCCGCGCAAGAAACGTCCGACGGCACGCTCGTGGGCCGTAATGCCGATTCCAAGGTCGGCTTCTACGGCACCGCACCGATCACCCGCCCGGTGGTCGCCACCGGCGCCACGACTGCTCAGATCGCGGCCGCGCTTGCGGCACTCGGCCTGACCAGATTGACCTGAAGGCTTTCAACATGACCCACAAGAAGCACGCGCTCTACCTCCACAAGGAGGGCGAAGGCGGTCCGAAGCTGTTCGCAGCCGAGGACGTGGAGGCCGCCCAGGCCAATGGCTGGAAACAGCCGGAGTTCCCGAAGTCCAATGGGACCGAATGGAACCACGAGGATGACTTGGAGCAGCAGGACGCTGCAGCCGCGCTCATCCAGGCCAAGAACGAAGCCAACGCCAAGCAGGCCGCCAAGCCTGCCAAGAAGTAACTCGCCAAAAGCGAGTGATTCACCTCGAGGGTCGACGCAATCGTCGACCCTCTCTATTTGGAGTCACGCATGTCGCAAGTTGAGGATGTTGTTCGCGATGCGCTGGGTCACCTTGGCGTGATCGACGCCGACCAGCCTATCAACGCACTGGACATGCGCGATTCGATCCGCGCGCTCAACACTATGATGGCGCGCTGGAGCGCCAACGGCATGGAACTGGGCTGGTCGCCTGTCGAAGCGGGCACCGATCCGCTGCCAGCGCCGCCCGAGGCCGAGGAAGCCATCGGCTACAACCTCGCCGTGCGGCTGCGGGCGCGCTACCGCGCCAATCCCGGCCCTGATGTGTTCCTGCTGGCCGAGCAAGGCCTATCGGCGCTCAGGCGCGACCGCATGGTGGAAATGCCGCTCACGTGGGACCGGGAAGGGAATTGCTACGACGTGCGCACGGACAGCTATCGATGAGCTGGCAGCCGCTCCCCATCATCGGCGAAGCCTACGCAGACGACGCGCTGCCGTGGTCATCGCAGGACGTGCTGAACTGGCTGCCTGTCCCCGCCGAGCGCCCCGGCACGCGTTCGCAATGGAAGCTGGCCAGCCCGCCTGGGCTGGTGGAGTACGCCAACCTGGGCACCAATGCGCCAGTACGCGGCACGCATGACGTGGAGGGCCTGCTGCTGGCGGTGTCCGGAGACAAGCTGTTCTCCGTCGCACCGAATGGGACCGCGACTCAGCTGGGTTTGGTTCCGGGCACCGGTCGCGTCTCGATGGCACACAACCAGGTCAGCAATGGCTACGAGGTGCTGATCGCCAACGGGCAGAGCGGCTATGTCTACGACACGCGCACCGGTGTCTACGGGCAGATCACCGACCCCGGCTTCCCCGGACTCAAGAACGCGCAGTTCATCGATGGGTATATCGGCGGCGTGGAGCCGCAGGGCCGCTTTTGGGCGCACAGCGAGCTGCGCCAGGCGCGCGAGTGGAACACGCTGGACCGATACGACGCCGAGGCGCAGCCCGACCAGCTGGTGACCTCGATCGTCAGCAACCGCGAGGTGTTCGTGCTGGGTGGGCGCACCGGTCAGTTCTTCCGCAACACCGGCGCCACCACCGGCACGTTTCAGAACAGCAACGGCACCGAGACCGATGTGGGCTGCGCGGGCACGTTCGCCGCGGCCCGGATGGACAATACGGTCTACTGGCTGGGCAACGATGGCCTGGCCTACCGGCTGGCAGGCTCCTCGCCGCAGATCATCAGCACCGGCCCGATCGCCCAGGCCATGAGCGCGCGCAACCTGGCGGCCGCGTTCTGCACAGTGTGGGAGGAGGGCAAACACAAAGTCGTGTACTTCACCTTCCCCGACGGCGAGACATTCGGCTATGACGCCTGGACAGACAAGTGGCACCGGCGGGGCAGCTACGGGCTCAATCGCTGGCGGCTCAATACCCTGACCAATTCGCGCGGCCGGTGGATCGGCGGCGACTTCGCCAACGGCAGGCTGTACCGGCTGGACAGCGCAACGATGACCGAAGACGGCAACCCGCTGGTGTCGCGCCTGCGTTCGCCCGTGGTTCACGCTGAGGGCAACCACATCCACGTGGCCGGGCTGAAGCTGGTGTTCGACGTGGGCCGCGCGCCTACCGGGCAGTCCGACCACTTCACCAGCATCCGGTACTCCGATGACGGCGGCCACAACTGGAGCAATGCCCGCATCGCCTCGCTGGGCGCGCGCGGGCAGTACGGCACACGTGTTGAGGAGCGCCGCATGGGCCGCACCCAGACCCGCACGTGGGAGATCGAAGTCAGCAGCCCCGGCAAGCGCGACTTGCTGGCCGCATCCTGGATGGCGGAGGTACAGCAATGAATCTGGTGTATGCCAATGGCGGCGCGACTTCCTCGGCGCCGTGGCGGTGATCAAGTGAACTGCGTGGTGACTATTGGCGAGATCCAGACGCTGCCGGCAGCGGTGGCCTCGCTTGAGGCTATCCAGGCGCTGCAGATAGCGGTCCTGGCCTCCGATCTGCCGCTGATCGACATCCCGGTGGAGCATGCGTTCGCTGACGGCCTCTACCGCCGGCTAATGCACATGCGGGCCGGCGATCTGGTCATCGGCAAACTTCACCGGACCAACCACTTTGGCGTGCTAATGCGCGGCGTGGTGGACGTATGGGAGCCCGGCGGGGCCAAGACGCGAATCACCGCACCGGCATTGCTGACGACGAAGGCGGGCACGAAACGTGTCATCCACGCCCTCGCCGATGTCGAGTGGGTCACCTTTCACGCCACCGAGCACACGGACCCCGAAATGATCGAGCGCGACATCATCGACCCTGAAACCGAATTGCTGGAGAAAATGTCATGACCTTCATTGCACTGGGTGTAGGCCTGGGCTCGGCCGTTATTGGCGGGGTGATGCAGAATCGCGCCGCCAAAAAGGGGGCCGACGCGCAAGAGCGCGGCAACGCGCAGAGCACGGCCGAGCAGCGCCGACAGTTCGACCTGACCCGATCGGATCAGAAGCCGTGGATGGATGCAGGCACCAATGCGCTGACCCAGCAGAACGCCTTCCTAGCCGGGGATTGGTCCGGGTTCCAGAACAGCCCCGACTACGCCTTCGCGGTCGATCAGGGCTTCAAGGGCCTCAATCGCGGCGCGGCGGCGAACGGCTCGTTCGGTTCCGGTGGCGCCGACGCAGACCGCATCGCGCTCGGGCAGGGCCTGGCGACGCAATACGCCGGCAACTACTGGTCCAAGCTGGCCGGCATGTCCAACACCGGCGGGCAGGTGGCGCAAGGCCTGGGCCAGCTCGGCGCCAATGTGGCGCAGAACATCGGCAACAACTACGCCAACACCGGCCAGGCGCGCGCATCCAGCTATGCCGCGCAAGGCAACGCATGGAACGGGGCGCTGCAGGGCGCAGTCGGGGCATTTGGCAATTACTGGGGGAGCCGCGGCCGATGAGCATCTACGACATGAACGCGGCGCTTCGGCAGCCAAATATGTTTGCCGCGCTGCAGGACGGCATCCAATCCGGCCAGCAGCAGCGCGAGATCAAAGAGACGCGCGCCGACAACGCACTGCTGCGCGGCCTCGCGCCGCAGGTCATCGCAGGCGATGCCGAAGCGCTGGATCAAGCGGCGGCCATTAATTCGACCAAGGCCGCGGAGTACCAGAAGTTCGGCGATGCGCGCCTTCAGAAGCTGAAGAACATGTACGACTACATTGAGCCGATCAGGGCCAAGGCGCGAGCGAGCGGAGACCCGCGCGATATGCAGCGGTTGAACGCGACTTGGCGAGAAGCGCGTCCATTTGTGGAGAGAGAGGTCGGCAAGCAGCTCCCGGAGAATTGGGACGATTCGTTCGATGACGGCTGGGCCGGATTCGGCGTGAGGGTGGCAGGGGCGGGCGGTGATGCCGCTGACAACACGCCCGCTGCCATCCGCGAGCTTCAGTTGCTGCAAAGCAACCCCGAGCTATACAAGATGGACATTGCCCGCAGGCAAGCCGGGTGGCAGCCCAAGACGCTCAACACAGCAGACGGCATGGCGGTATTCACCCCGCAGACCGGGGAGGCCGCGCCGCTTAACTACGGTGGCGAGGCTCCCGCTGCTCAGGGGGTGATGGGCGGACAAGGCGGGTTCGGCATCAAGGAGACTAACGATTACGTCCGCAACATCCTCGGGAATGCAGGACAGCTTGACCTGAGCGCGTCGCCGGAACAGCTGGCTGAGCAATTGCTGCCGCACCTCATCAAACAAGAAAGCGGCGGCAACCCCAACGCCGTGTCGCCCAAGGGCGCGCGCGGCTTGACCCAGGTTATGCCGGCTACGGGCAAAGACCCTGGCTTTGGTGTTCCGCCATTGCGCGATGATAGCCCCGAGGAGAATGTGCGGTTCGGCCGCGACTACCTGACGGCCATGCTCAAGCGTTACCCAGGTCGGCCAGACTTGGCATTGGCCGCGTACAACGCAGGGCCAGGAGTAGCCGATAGGTTCAACAATCCGCAGGCGTCGGCAAGCGGGCGAGTCATGGCCCCGTCTAAGCAGCCAAGCGAGATCGAGCAGGAGAGGCTTCGGCTGGCACAAGACGCCAACCGCCGTGCCGAGGAAGCCGCCGCTCGTGCCGCACGCCAAGAGCAGCGCAGTATCTCCAACCCCGGCGCAGGCAAGGCGCCGACTGAGGGCGAGCGCAAGGCGGCGACGCTGCTAAAGCGAATGGATGGTTCGCTCAGTCAGTTGGAGGCTGCCGTGAAGGCCGACCCTAGCGCGGCCTCCCCATCCGTTGTAGCTAGTATTGCTGGTTCTCTCCCGCTCGTGGGCGATGTGGCGCGAAACGCCGTCAGCTCAAGCGGTCGCCAGCAGGTGGAAGCCGCACAGCTGGACATTCTGGACGCAGCTCTAACCCTTGGCACTGGCGCTGCTTACACCCGCGAGCAGATCGAAGGTTATCGGAAGGCATATGTCCCGCAGATCGGCGACACTGAGGGCACGATCAGCGCCAAGAAGACGCGCCTTGAAAACGTGCTTCAGGCTGCCCGAATCGCGGCAGGCAGGGCTGCGCCAGAGGGTGGTGGCGCGCAGGGTGGTGGTGGCGCTCAAAGCAGGACCCAGGCTCCAGCCAGCGCATCCGATGATGACGAAGCGCTTATCGGGAAGTACCTCTGATGGCTGATTATTCCGAGCAGCAGCTGATCGGCGCGCTTCGGAAAGCCGACGCTGCGGGCGACACTGCCGCTGCCAAGGCGATAGCCCGACGCATCCAGTCCATGCGGCAGGGTGCGCAGACGGCCCCGCAGCAGCCGTCCGCACCGCCCATGCCGATTCAGGACATGGCGCCGGTGCAGGCCGAGCGGCCCGACTTCAGCGGCGTGAGTGGCCGCATGGATTCGACCGCCGACGCGCCCGCTCCGCCCTTGACTGAGGAGCAGTGGCAGGCCGAGCGCGACAAGCTGGCCGCCGAGGACCCGCTGGAGGGCCAGGGCGCTTACAGCAAGTATTTGGCTGGTCTTTTCAAGTCGGGTTCGGACACTGTGCGCGGCATAGGGCAGGCTGCGGTGGATTCGGCGTCCATGTCGGCGATGAACGCCACTATAGGACTCAATGCGTTGGGGTTAGAGGGCGCTCGCGATTTTGTAGGTCGCAACGTTGCCGAGCCACTGCGTCAAAAATCCGTCCAACTGCAGCAAGCGACTGCGCAGCGCCGTGTAGACGAGGCGCCGATCACAGACAGCGCGGCGGGTATGGCCGGCAACGTTATCGGCACGCTGGGGCAGCTGGTCGGCCCCGGCATAGCCGCGCGAGGCACGGCCGCCGCCGGCATGCTGCTACCACGCACCATAGGCGGCAATGCTTTGCAGGGCGGCCTCGTAGGCGCTTTGCAGCCGGTTGCGTTCGAAGGGGAGCGGGGCAGCAACGCGTTGCTGGGCTTGGGCGCGGGCGCGGCTGGCGCAGCAGTTCCCAAGGCGCTTGGCGCGGCAGCCAGAGGGGCGGCGAACTTGGCGCCGGCTGTTACTCAGAACTCACAGAACCGCGCAGCGGCCAAAGTGCTGAATGCCTTCGCCGACAACCCGAACGCGCTGCTGCAGGGCGCACGCAACGCGCAGACAATCGTGCCTGGCTCGCTGCCCACTCTGGCCGAGGCGACAGGCGACGTGGGCTTGGCTGGGCTGCAGCGAACCCTCGCCAATACTCCCGAGTTCGCCAACCCGCTGACGCTGCGCCGTGAGGCCAACAACGCCGCTCGGGTGCGGGCAATTGAGGGCGAGTTTGGCGGGGCAAATGCGGCAGCCGCCGACTCGCTCAAGAGCGCCCGCGACTTGGCCGCACGGCAGACGCTGCGGCCAATTGGGAGCATAAGCATCCAAGACCTGGCGCCGCTGCAGAATGGCGTTGCCCGCCTGCTGGTCAAGAATCAGGCAGCCCCTGCTGTCCGAGGCGCGCTCTCCGAGTTGCAAGGCGAGATCGCCAACATCAAGACGGTGCAGGACGCCCACTATTTTCGCCAGTACCTCGGGCAGCTGATGACCGGTATGGTTGACGGCAAGGCGGGCGCGAAGCTCGCGCGCAAGGAGTTGATGACCGTCCAGATGCTGCTTGATCGCCAAATGGGGCAGGCCTTCCCTGATTGGGGAAAGTTCCTGCGCGAGTACAAGGGCGCCAGCCGGCAGATCGGCCAAGTCAACGTCGGCGAGGCACTGCTAGACAAGGGTCCGAACATGCGAGCCATCGGCGAGGTCCCACAGCTGTCGCCGGCCAAGTTCGCAGGCGCGGCGGATGACCTGGATCGCGTGGCCGCGTCGGCTACCGAGTTCCGTCGTGCACGAGCCGACACGCTGCTGACTTCGCAACAGCGGCAGGTGGTGGATGACGTGCGCCGAGACCTTGAGCGTTACGCCCAAACCGAGAGCCGGGGCAAGGCCATTGGATCCAACACTATGCAGAACGCCATCGGCGGGAACCGACTCCAGGACGCGGCGGGGCCGGTGGGGGCGGCAATCATTGAGCCAGTCAGTGGTGTAGCGATACTAGCCTTGAACCAGATGCGCAAAGCCTACGGGGCCAAGGTCGCCCGCATCGTGGAGGAAGCAATGCTAGACCCCGCCCGGGCCGCCGAGATTCTTGCGACTGTCCCGGCCGGGCAACGCACTGAGGTTGTCCGCGCTGCCGCTCGCTTGATCCCGGGCATTAGTGGAACTGCTGGCGGAAGTACTCCCGCGTTCACGGAATAACGCGTTCTTCAACTTGCCCTCAGGAATGAATCGCCCTAGCAATTGCGATCCCTTGTAAACGATCACGTAGTACAGCCAGACCAAGGCGACGAAGGAAACGCCCTGAATCAGCAAAGCAATTAGCCAGGCTTGCATAGCACGCCTCTCGCGTAGGTCCCCGAAATCTACCACACCCCCAGCCCGCTCCATGCGGGCTTTTTCGCATCCGGAGCCCAACACATGTCTGCCTTTAGGATATTGAACCAATTCCCCGTGTTTTTTGGCCTCACCGGTCAGCTGGCCGCCGGGGGCAGCCTACGCTTCTACAACTCCGGCACCACCACGCCCAAGTCGGTCTTCGGCAACAAGGCCCTGAGCATTGACAACGGACCGGTGATCGCCATCGGCACCGACGGGCGCCCTGTGGTGGATACCTGGGGCAGCGGCAGCTACCGCGTGCGGCTCTATGCCAAGGACGGCACGCTGGTCGATGAGGCCGACAACGTGGAAGTGGCCGGCGGCGGAGCGGCGTCGATCCCGACGTTGGTGGACGGCTATTTCCTGACCAACAATGGCTCCCTGCTGCTGTGGGCACCCATCCGACAGCTGCCGGACCCGACCGGCCAGAACGGCAAGATGGTTATCGCCGACGGCGCCGGCTACAGTCTGCAGCCGGTCCCGGTGGCGCCTACGCCGCCCGAGCCCGAGATTGTCGTGGCGGCCAACAGCTTCCGGGCCGGCACCAGCGCCAGCACCACAAAGTTCTTTCTGCAGACCGGCACCGGCTCCGCGCCGCCCAGCTCGACGCCCGACGCCAAGGGCCTGCTGCACCTGACTGCAGCCGAGATCACGTTCCCGACTGCGTTTGCATCGGTGACCTCGATCGTGGTCACGCCGACCGGAGGCGCAGTGAACATCGTTGGCTTCTTCGCCATCCCGTGCGTCACTGCGCAAAGCCCGACCGGCTTTACTGTCCAGTTCCAGATGAACGACGACGACGCCGAGAGCCGCCTCAACATCACCTCACCCGTGAACTTCATGTGGTTGGCGGTCGGCACGCGGGTGGTGACCTAAAGCCATGTCTCAGACCTTCCTGCCGCGCCAAGACAGCCCGATCCACGACACGAGCGGTCGTGCGACCACGCCCTATTACACCTGGTTCCAGTCCCTCTCGCGGCTGCAAGGGCTCACCGATGAGCAGGCAGCGCTGATTCAGCGCGCCTTGGACGCCATTGCGGCGCTCCCGAAGGACCCGGCGCTGCCCGCATCGACCCAGCTGCTGGCGATCAATTCACTGCAGGCAATCGGCTCGCTGCAGCAGGGCGTGATGCAGATCCAGCTGCAGAACGACCAGCCGGCCCCGCCCGCGTTCTGGGTGTACGGGACCGATGCGGATGGAAGCCGCGGGTGGGGGTCGGTCATCGACTTCATCGCCACCGGGGTCGGGCTGAAGAAAGCGGTGGACTACAGCCCCTTCAACTTCCTCGGCACGCTGAATTACGTCACAAATTTGCCTGTATCCGGGAGCGTTGACGACGCCTACCTGATCGCCTTGGACGCCGACGACAATGAGCTGAATGACCTGTACGTGTGGAGCGGCACCGAATGGCTGAACTCGGGTCCGCCCTCAGGTCGCCCGGTGCTGTCGCTCGCCGAGTTGCCCGACTCTGGCGCCGGCACCTTGCGCGGGATCACCCGCGACGCCTATGGCCGCATCAGCGGCACGACCAATGCGACGATCACCGGGACCGCGGGCCAGATCGTTGTGGCCAACGGCAACGCCGCCGCGGGCCCGCCCACGCTGTCGCTTGCTGACGTGGCCGATGCGGGCGGGGGCACACTGCAGCGTACCGCGTTCGACGCCAAGGGCCGTAAGACCGGGACCAGCACCGCCACCACGTCCGACCTGGCCGAGGGGAGCAACCTCTACTTCACCGACGCGCGCGCGCAGAATGCGGTTGTTGCCGCGGCCATTGCCAACGGCGACACCACGCACGCGCCTAGCGGAGATGCGGTGTTCGATGCGCTGGCACTGCTCACGCCGATAAGCACGATCTCCAAGGTAATAACGGCTTACGGTAGCGGATCGAGCTATCCGGTCACGGATACCTACGCAGCGGTAGTCATGGGCACCACCAGCCCCAGCATTACAATCGACTCGCCAGGAACCTACCTGATACGCGGGTACGTGCGCCTGCACCAAGACGCCGTTACCCACGCAGCGCCAGGGCGTGACTTCTTCGCCACAGTGCGGCGAACCAACAACACAGCCGCAGACATTCCAAGCGCGAACATAGCCTGGGGCTTGAGGCCAGAAGCCACTGCGGTATCAGAAACCGTGGGGATGATGCAGCTCCCTGAAGTCGTCTACACCACCACGAACAGCGATGACGTTTTAACCCTTTTCGTGAAAGTCAGCGCACTACCGACGACCGGCGTTTTTTCGATAAGCGGCGCGCAGATCATCGCCCATCGCTTATCCGCGTAGGCCCGGTGCGTCAGAGACGGTCCGCCAGTTCATCAGCTGACACGTTGTAGTAAAGCAGCAAGCTTGTGATGTTCCGGTGCCCGATTACCCGCGCCAGCTCCATCACGTCCAGCTTCTTGGACAGCCGCCAAATCGCCTCCGCGCGGCTGTCGTGGAAATGTAGGTCGGGGATCTTCGTCGTGGCCACGGCCCGACGCCATAGCGCGTCTCGCGTGCCGGCGTGAAGGTCGAACACCGGCCCATCCCGGCGGGGCAGCAGGGCCAGAATCTCCCGCGCCCTGGGGGACAGCGGCACGTGGCGCACGTCGCCATTCTTGGTGCGTGGTAGCCGCACCGACTTCTCGGCCACGTCTAGCCACATCATCCCAAGTATCTCCCCGGCTCGCATGGCGGTCTCCAGCGCGAACAGGAACGCCAGCCCAGTGCGGTTCAGGGCCGTGTCGGCTCGCAGTTCGTCCAGTCCGCAGGCCAGCGTCACCTGATCGATCTCATCCTGCGTGATCCGCCGCTTGCGGCTGGTTGGCGTCCGGGGCCGGCGAACGTCCGCCATTGGGTTTGCCCTGATCCACCCCCAATCCACCCGGCACGCCTCCAGCACCGACCGCAGCAGGGTCATCTCGCGTGCCACAGTAGCCGCTGACACTTCCTGCAGGCGGGCATCGCGCCAGCCGGCTATGTCCGGACCGGTGATGCCGGCAACCGGCTTCTGAGAGATGGGGGAGCTGGCGAATCTGCCCAGCCGGAGCAGCTCCCACCGGCAGCCCTTGTGTGTCGGGCTGATCTCGCGCCCGTAGCGGCCCATAGCGTCCGCCAGCGACTTGTCCGGCAGCCTAGCACCGGATAGTTCGGCCTCGCGCTGGATGGCCCAGGCGGCGGCTTCCTGTCGGGTGCGAAAGGTGTCACTCTCCCGGACGCCCCGGACCATGACCTCGGCCCGCCATTTGGTCCCGCGTTTCCGGATAGATGCCATGCTTACGTTTGGCGTAATTCGGGCGGGACAGCATAACGGAACCCGGCGCCATCCATGTTTATCCGGCAATCAACAGCCAGCCTGAAACCGTTGCGGGGCCTACGTTTGAAGGCCATCCAGTGTCACCCAGCGGCACCCATAGGAATGACGTCTTTGCCGGGTGCCGGCACCACCGAACCCCGCCATTGCTCACTCTCAGGTGTGGTGGGCGTAAATCAGGAGTAGCGTTCTTGCTTGTCCGGCTCTAAGTCGCGTTCTTCCGGTCCCGTTCCCGATACCACCAGTCCAGCAGCTCCCGGCGGCTCCACGTCAGCCGCTTCGCGTTCTTGCCGGCCCTAGGGAATCCGGGCTTGCAAGCAAGCTGCCGGAATGTGCCAGGCGTCTCCCCGATCACAAGGCAGGCAGACTCCAGCGGCAGGGCGCGGTCACCTTCGATCATCGCGGCCAATGCTGTCATCACTTCATGCGTCTCAGCGCTGCTCATGCGCTTCCCCTCCGCTGCGGCAGCTCGCCGCCAAACAGGTCCTCCCAGCACTCAGCGCATAGCGCACGCCAGGCTGGCACAAGGCAGGTTCCGCAACCCAAGCAAGGGGCGCCGCTCATGTGCCCGTGGCCTTGGCTGCGGCTGCGGCGCTCTCAGTTGGGGCCGTGCCCGACCTTCCTTGGATTTCGCTTATTGCCTCGGTGCCATTTACTTTGTTTGCACTTTCGGCGGTCGCGCCGCTTTGCCAGTTTTCGACTCTTTCGCATTGTCCCCTCGCTGCCGACCACTGGCCGGTTTTCTTATAGTAGTTTGGGCGGCACTCGTACCAGTACCATTCTCCGCTTTCGTCGCGAGCCTTGAATCTGGCCCACTTAGGAGCATCGCAGTCCCGCGGTGACTTGCCTGTCATGGCTGCTTCCTCATGCGATCATCAATGATGGCGCGGATGTTATGGACTGGTCCGCCCATATCGCATGGGTAACTTTGACCCCAAACGATCAGGTTCTTGTGTCCACTGCAGGCGCGTCGAACGCCTTGGCCGTGCATGCCAACCCAATCCAGCCGTCTCGCATCCGCATCCGCCCGCGCATTGGCGGCTGCCAGGGCGGCTTCCAATTCCTCAATTCGCTGATTGCCGGCGAGGTGGTTATCTTTCCAGAACTGCGAAGTTACGCGAGCCTGTGCAGCTTCGCCTTCCAGCCTCTCCCGATCCGCATTGGCGGCCCGCAGCAGGTGCTCGTAATACACCTCCAGGTCGGCGCGGGCTTTGATTGCGTACTCGCGCATCTGCTCGGCTGTATACAGGTCATATTCCTGCGCCGGGTATGTAGTCAGCCCGTCAACCCATTCATCCATCGCGGGCCGCTCTGACTTCGGCAGCTCCGGCAAAGCCACCGGCTTGATCGCGTCGGTCGGCGTGTCGGTCATCGGATGCTCCTAAACTGCTTGTGCCAGCGCCAAGCGGCGTGAGCCGTGCTGCCCGAGCCGTGCCATATAATCCGCGCTGCGCTGCGTGCCATCTTCTTGTGTCGGAGCTTCAGTTTGGTCGGTGTGTCGGTCATGACTTTCTCCTGCGCAGCCATCTGCGAATCTCCAGCGGGCCAATTGAGCATGACCAGCGATACACGCGGGCAATGTTTCCTTCGTAGCGGTGGAAGTGAAACCAGCGGCCCGCCGTATCAGCCCAGCCCCACCATACGAATTGGAGTGGCTTAGCCATTTCCTTCCCCCGTACTAGTCAGCCGCAGGGCGTCGATGGCGGCGTCCGTTTTGTCTGGATCGAGATAGTCGGCATTGAACGGGAGAAGCAGCGCCGGCTCATTCATCGCCAGCCTCCGGGGTGGTGGGCTGCGGCTGGTTGTTAGGGCGCATTTCTGTACGCCCTCCAAGCAGCCAGTAAGCCGCGCGCTCGCGCCACGTCATAAACCTTGCGCACCCGCGAGCATTGACCATTAGGAGCCCGTCCTTTTTCTTGTGCACGCGGACTACCTGGCTGTCGATTAGAAAGCTGGCTTCGCGCAACATGCGCTTCATGGTGTACTCTGTAGTGGATTCGTTGTAGCTGAGGCCGTGGGCTAACTCGCTGCAACGGCTCGCAATTACGCTGGCGTGCTTGCTCATCATTCTTTCTCCAGGGTGGTGGGCTGCTGGGCGAGGGCGGCGTCGATTCGCGCCGTAAGATCATCGCTGTACGCAATGCCGGGCCAGTTATTAGCCATCTCCCGTGCCTCGCGTAGCAACCCCTCCGCCGCATCCGCCCGCAACCCCTCGCACTCGCGCTCCAGCGCGGACAGGCGTTCGTAGGCTTCGGCTACTGCGGTGCGGGCTTTATGCAGGCGTTCGCATGCTTTATAAGACTCAGAGTCAGGGCCTTGCATGGATCCCCATAATCCCAGCTCGGCAATCTCCCTATCCATCACCGCTAAAACTTCCTTGGCATCCATCACTCGGGCTCCTGTAGGGCTGCGGTCAGGGCGGCGCGCCAGCGTTCTCTGCCGTCTCCACAATCGGCGAATGGGCCGCGTATGAACGCTTGATATGCCCTCTCTACCATCGCCTCATCCACCCCCGCCGCCGCCGATGGCGGGGCGGCGTAGGCGAACTCGACGCGCGCCCCTTCCTCGCGCGCTTGCTCCATGTGCCACGCATAGCCACCGGTCGGAGCCCACGCGCTCCAGGCGCCGCCGGGTAGCTGCTGACGCCACGCCACCGCCTCACCCTCCCCGGCGGTGGCCGGAGCGGCATCATGCGTGTCGCACAGCCCGGGGTTATAGGCGCAATCTCCGCACTCATCGTCCTCGCTGGCCGGAGCGTTGGGCGCTGCTGCCAGCATGGATCGATAAACTTCACTATCGTTTTGGATATCTGCAGTTTTCTCTGCCGGCCGGCAGAGAATCCGGATAGTTTCGTGCATCGCTGTCATCATCTCATCTGTCGGCTCCCTCGGCACCAGCACCCACTCGCCCGTGGGCGCCTCGGGCTGGGTGCCGAGGGCGGCACTTAAGGCGCGGTCGTATTCTTGCAGGTCCGCCAGCGACGAAAACTTATGGATGCTGACATAGTGTTTGTCTTGGCCGAGAGATTCCGATGTCCAGCAGCCTTTGCTAGCCGCAGCGATTAGCGCCCGCAGCGCCTCGCTTACATTAGATGTCATGGCGTGTTGTCCTTTGGAGTGGCGAGGTGGGCGGTGCTGCCATCAATAGCTTGCCGGAGTGACCGGCCAGTGTTTCCGAGGCCGAGCCCAGTGATGTTTTTCCCTACGCCATTGCCGTGATGCAGAAGCAGCATTTTGTCTGGGGCCTGATCAATCAGCCGCTCCAGCGAATCAAGCCGCGCAGTATCATCCCCAGCCACCGCCGCATCCTCGGCGCTGTGCTTGGCAAGGAGGGTGCTTAGGATCTGAGCATGGGCTGCAAGCTTGGAGACCTGATCGTCCACCTCGCTGCCAGCATTCCAAAGCAGCTCTAGATCCTGAATGTCTTGAATCAACTCCCGCAACTGCTGAATATTCATGCTGCTCGTTCCTGTTTTGGGCAAAGTGGCGTGTTGTGCTTGTGCCATTCCGCATGGTGTGTGGTGCATAGCCACCGAACGTCTAGCGGCTTGCTGTAGTCGTCGTGATGCGCCTGAGCCTGCGCTTTGCCGCACACCTCGCAAGGCTGCTTGCTCAAGCGGCCATCGCGAACTGCGTTATTGACCGCAGTGGATGCCGCTTTCTTAAGCGGATTGCGCTCAACAAATCTGCGCTTCGCCGCACTTGATGCTTGTCGGCCGCGCTCTGTCTGGCTGTAGGCTTCGCGGGCGTCCACCCTGTGCGGCAGATTCGCCCGCTGCCTGTCGAACTCCCTGTAGTGTTCGATGTTCGCCAATCGGTTTGCCCGCACCTTCGCCCGCCAGCAAGCCTTGCAATCCAGCATGAAAGTACCGCTGGGCTGGCGGTAGTAGTCCATCGCTCTCTGTTCAATTTCGCAGGTGCGGCAAACCTTGTTCATGGATACCTCAAAAAGGAATCGAATCCGACTCGAAGTCATCGGCGAAGTCGTCCATCGGCGCCTGCTGCGCGGCCGGCTGCTGACGGCGCGGGGCGGAGTCCGGGCGCGGCGCGCTGCGCTGCGGGCGGTCGCCACCGCTGCCGCCGCCTTCGCCACGGCCGCCCAGCATCTGCATCTCGTCGGCGATGATGTCGGTGGAATACTTCTCCACGCCGTCCTGCCCGGTGTACTTGTCGTAGCGCAGACTGCCCTCGACATAGACCGAGCTGCCCTTGCGCAGGTATTCGCCGGCGATCTCGCCCAGCTTTCCGAAGAACACCACGCGATGCCATTCGGTGCGCTCCTGCTGGTTGCCCTCCTTGTCCTTGCGTACGCTGGTGGTGGCCAGGCTGATCCGGGTGATCGCCATGCCGCCCTGCGTGTACTTGGTGTCGGGGTCGTTGCCCAGGTTGCCCACCAGGATGACCTTGTTGATGCCACGTGCCATATTTATGCCGCCTGTAGGTTGATGGTGTGGCTGGGAAGATGCTGCGCAGCAAAGCTGTAGAAGTCGGCGGCCAGATCCATGCAATCGTCGTGCATGCCGGGATAGCGGCACTGCTCAAGGATCTGCGGCCCTTTGACGCGGTAGATTTTCTCCCGGTGAAGGACCGGGACTATCTCGAACACGTTCCAGCGGAACACGTCAGCGCCGAACAGGTCCAAGTAAAACCGCCACTGGCACCCATCCAGATAGCCATCCGGGCGAAACGTGGCTGTGGTCTTGTGATCCTCCACGCGCTTACCGTGCAATGCGTCCACTTGCCCGGTGACGCGCAGCGGGCCATAGTCGCCGAAGGCCCTCAGCTCGCGGATGTCGGGCAGAGACAGTTCCGCATCCGGCAGCAGAAACGTATAGCCATGCGCCTGCAGCTGGTCATACTCGCCCGGCTTCGCGTCCTCCAGCGCCTTGTGGAAAGCTGTACCGACCAGCATTGCCTCGGTGGGCTGGAAGTCGGTCAGGCGTGCGACCAGATCAGTCGCATCCATTTCGTCATCCAGCCTCCAGCGCCGGAAAGTTTCAATATTGGAAACCCGCGTAAGCATCACGCAGCCGCCGCAGCCGGGGCCACGAATTGGGCCTTGTCCCACGTCAGGCCCTTGGCCTTGGCCGACTCCTTGAACAGGGCGCGCACGGCTTCCGACTGGGCCTTGATGGCCTCCAGCCTGCCGTTGAAGTCGTCTGCCGTCTCCAGCAGCGCAATGGCATCCTTCCACTCCGCGAGCTTCGCCTGCGCAGCCGCCTGCTCGCCGGTCAGCGTGTTGAGCTTGTCCTTGATCGACTGGATTACCGTGGCTAGGAAGTTGTCGGAGCGGTCCGGGTGCGGGATCTCCAGAATGTCCAGCTGTCCGGGGTTCTTGCCGAACGACCCCTCGCGCGGGCTGAAGTCGATAAGGCGCGTGTTGCCCTTAACGAAAATCCGGCCCATCGCATCGGCGGCCTTGTAAATCTCGCCCTTGCTCCCGCCCTGTACGTCCAGGCGCTCCACGATGTCATCTCCGTTGCGCTGCTCATCCATGTGGGCAATCAACACTACATCCTTGCCAAAGCCATTCACCAGCTTCAGGAAGGCCACAAACTCGGCTTTCAGCTTGCCGTAGCCTTGAAGAGTCAGCGCACCGCCACGCCCAGACTTCGGATCCCTGCGGATGATGTCGGATGACAAGGAGTCCAAGGCACGGCCGGCCGTATCGACGATGATCGTGTCGAATTCTGCGAGGTCGGATGCGCTAATATTGGCGATGTCCTGCCAGCCTTTAATCTGCACTGTGTCCCGACGGTTCGCCGCACGGTATGCGCCCGAGTCGAAGTCCAGCAGAAGGGGGCGACTCGCCGTGAATGCCAGCGAGGTCTTGCCCGCTCCAGGCTGTCCATAGATGCACAGATTCAGGCGTTCAACGGTAATCGGATCGGATGCGCGGGTGATTTTAAGGGCCATGAGGTCGTCTCCTAGTAGCCTTGTGAGAGTTCGGAATAGCTGCGGGTGTTGAAGTAGCTGTAATCGGGTGGGTCGGGTTGGGTTGGCGCGTCCCTGCGCACGGCCAGGATGTTGTTAGCGAACTGGAACGTGCGGGTGGCGGCCCAGGCAGCCATGCGTTCCTGCGGCGTCCATACGTGCGGCACCTTGCGGTGGCCGACGCGCTGAATGCTCAGGTGTGCGAGGGTCACGGCCACCTCCCCACGATCAGCGTCCACGCCAGCAGCCCCCACACCAGCAGCATCAGGCAGCCGCACAGCACGCCGACCACGTTGCGAATCAGGAACGCCTCGAAGCGCTGCGGCAGCTCGCTCATGCGGAGCACTACCAGCTCCAGCGCGGCGAGCGCCAGATGCAGCACGCTCCGGCCCTTGTGGCGTGGGGCCTGGCACATCGTTGCGGTCCAGTCTGGGCGGCTCATGGCAAATCTCCCTTGCCGCCTTTCGGCATATAAATCCCGAACAGGAATTTGTGTTCGGCTCGGATCGCTGCGCGGAGGCGAGCGAGTAGGCGGCGGATCATGGCTTGGGGCCCTCCCGCGTCCCCACTACCGGATCGCTGTGGGACTGGACATATGGGTGCAGGTAAAGCGGGTGGTATCCGGGCGGAACCTTGTCGAATAAAAACTGGACGCTGCGCTTGTAGGCCCTATTCGACGATCCGCCCTTCGTGAAGACCAGCTCGACCTCGCCTTTTCCCATGTCCAGCCACGCCACAGCGCCGTCAGGAAGCTGACCAGCAGCCGAGCGCTCGCGCTGGATTGCAAGCCGGACGGCTTCCGCTGCATAGGTCCGCACCTGTTCAGCCGTGTAGAGTCCGCGCGGGTCGCCCTGGGCGTCAGTTGCGCGCCACATAGGGTTCGGCAGCTCAGGCAACGCCTTACCCAAATGCCCGCTCATGCCGTCCTCCGAATACCAAAGATCGATTCGAGAGAGTTGTAGAATTCGTCGGTCGGATTGAGGTGCGCCGGCTGCTTGTCGAGCATGTCCTGCTTGTCCCGGCGCGCCAGATGCTCATCAACCATGCGCTGCAGCACGACCGCTTTATCCAGCGCGACCAGCGCGGCGGAACGGCACGACTGCGAAATCTCGCGACCGTCCTTGATGCAGCGCAGGACCGGCAGCAGGGCGCGCATGTCGGCCACCAGCTTGCTGACTTCGCCGCTCTTGATCAGCTCAAACGCTACGTCGTCCTCAGCTTGCTCCTCGCCGTACAGCGGATCGACGTAATCCGGCGAGTTCGGATTGCGGCTGTCGCCCGAAAGGTCCCCGGGGCCGGGCATGCGGGCGTTGTTCACTTGCCACCTCCGCAGTTGGCGAGGGCGGCGCGGAGTGGAATCACGTCTGCCTCCAGTTCTCGGATCGCATGCGCGAAGTTTCCCGGGTTGCGCTCATAGCAGCCGCGCACGGTGTTGAAAGAAACTTCTGCGCGGTGAGCCGCCTCGATCAGCTCATTGAAAGCCATAAGGGCCGCATCGCACTCCGCGCTTGCTGGATACGCCGCAAGCGTTGTGTGGTGAGCGCAGTCGAAACGCCGGATCACGTCCCGCACATCCACCGCCCCGCTCACTTGCCACCGTCCAGCGCGGCAAATACGCGGAACACCTGCGTGTACTTCTGGCTCGGTGGCGTACCCGGCTTCGCGTCGAATTTCTCATCCAGGCCGCGGGTCTGGCCGCGCACCTCGGAAAAAGTGCCAAGCAGGGTGGCCCACTTGTTCGCGGCTTCCTGAGACCAGGCGGTGATGACTATCTGAGAGCCGTAGCACTCCACTTTCTTGAAAGGAATCTCTGCGCCCTCCAAGGTTTCCTTCATTCGCTGCTGAACCGTCCTGCTCATGAGGAACCCCACACAGCCCTGAGGGCGCTGACGCGTGGCCAGTAAAGCTTGCTGCCAATCTTGACCACGTAGCTGACGTGATCTCGGGGCATGCCGCAGCCTGACCCGCGATGCAACTGCGCGAACAGTTCGCGGTCAGGAGCCTCGCCGGCAGGTATCACGCCAACGATCGGCCCGCGCTTGGTCTTGGTGTTGCCGCCAGCCTGGCTGGTCCACTCGACGACGCAGCCTTCGGGCAGTACCTTGGTGCTCTTGCTCATGGCTCACCCCGCACGCTGGCGAGGGCGGCGGTTAGCGCGTCGGCGTGGGCCACTGCCATGTTTGACAGTTGTGCCACGCGGTCGTCGCCGAGGCTATAGCCTCGATACTCGAGAATCCCCTTCATCGCCGCAATCGCTGCGTCCTCGCGCAGCGTCCGGACGTGAGGGCTGGGGGTGTTGGCCAGGGCGGCCAGGCGGCGGTGCTCGTCTCCCACCTTTCGCATCCGTTCTGCGGCAACCGGGAATCCGGACTCATCGAGCAAGTCGGCGCAGTACGCGATAAAGCTAGTGGCGTCGCCAAAATCGTCGTAGGTGTTCGGGGTGCTCATGCTGGCAGCACCACGTCATAGCGGCGAGCACATGCAATGTGCGCATCGCGCTCCGGCAGGTTCGGCCAGCGCATGGCCAAAATCACGTGCAGCGCTTGTTCGTCCGTCAGGCTGTCATCGTTCCGAATCGCGCGGGCTTCCGAAGTGATGCCGGTGGCGCCGATCAGGGCGTTGAAGCGAATTAGCGCTAGATCGAGGCCGGCAGGGGCCGGGGCATCTAGAGTGTTCGGGGTGCTTTGCATGTCTGGCTCCATCCCCCTGCCGCGGCGTGCGGTGTGCTGGGGTGTGGAGGTACAATCACATATTGTGATTAGTCTGTCAACACATTTCGTGATTTTTTCTTGGGGCGGAAACCGCCGGCTGGCTGCGGGCACAAAAAAGCCCGCCGAAGCGGGCTGGACGTCCTGTTGGGCTACCGACG